ATATACCATACCAATACCAGATGTAGGATTGTCTGGCACCTCTTCTTGTTTTTTATATGTTGGAATGAATCTTTGATGTAAGAGCTGAAAGTTATCTGGATAAGATGCTTTGTAAATACTCTCTACCTCATGTCCACCATTCTTAACAGCTCCTGCTCCATCAACAACCACAACAGCAGCCTCCTCAAACCCAGAATTGTAAAATCCTATGGCAGCATGAGATAGATGATGCTGATCAAAAAATGGTTTGTACTTATATTTGTTACTTCTAAGAACTTTTGATGCAACCAATAAACTAGTATCTATAGATTCTTTATTGACATTTTTTAAGGTTGGAATCTCAAGAACAGTAACAGCAATTAAAGATTGTCTATTGATAATATTATTAGCCCGAAGAATTGATAGAAATGGATAAGCATCATGCTTTCTATGTGTTAATCTCTCCTCCTCAATCATCCAAACTACTTGACCATCCTCTAGATATGCAACAGATGCATCATGAGAAATATTAAGTGAAAGAATATTTCGTACAGTTGCTTTAGTTATAGGTGTAGGGTTCTTCATTGTACTATATCAAATTCACACTGGACATTAAAACTAATCGTAACACGATCAGTTACAGATGGATCAACATAGTGATACATTTCAGAGGGAAAGATTATGATCTCACCTTCTTTTGCATATGATGTTCTATGCATAAAATCTTGGTAAGCTTGATTAGATCCATTACCAAAGAAGACAGTTCTATTGTCCTCCTCTAAATGGTAAAGATATATTCCTGAGAAGGTTGAGGTTGGATGCACATGTGGGTGGTGACAATTACCACGGTTGTAATAAGTATACCATATATCAACCAGATCTATGTTGATTAAGTCTGGCATCTCGAATGGAAGTTCATCAACACAATCAGCAATTGGATCAAATACAATATTCCTAATGAAATCTAGGTCATGTAAGTGATCCATAAATGCCGATGATGGATCATTAGCACCCCTGTTATCCCAAGGAAAAGATAGATCATAAAACTGAGATTCCTTATCAGCTTGAATCCAATCCCAAAGAACTCTCTTTATATTTCCATGATTCTTTACCTTTGTCCTGTACAAAAAAGGTCCAGGAAACAAAGTGACATCAGATTCTGAGGATTCTATCGACATCATCCATCCTCAGAGTGTATGTTCCTGGGTTTTGTACTGCTACTGCTGCTGCCTTGTTTGCAAAAGCGATAGACTCCTCCATGTAAGGAAGTTGAATATAATAAAACACCAGAGCAGCAAGAAATGTATCTCCAGCTCCAGTAACATCAAAGGTCCTTACAAGATCAGTGCAAGGAAACTTTTTCTTGTTCCATACACAACCATCACCACCCATGGTAACGATCATGTTCTCTCTGTTAGGAATAAAGTTAGCATCTAATGCCTCAAACTCTCTCTGATTGATCTTATAGATGACATTGCTGAACTCCACAGGGAGTTTAGTTTTCTTCGTATCCACAAATACTTTAGTATTAGGATACCTGCCAGCAATATACTTGATTGTCTCAGTGTCAAGGAGGAACCCTTTGTTATAGTCTGAGATGATGATAGCGTCATAGGTATCATGAAGTAGTGCCATCTGCAACTGAGATGGATGCAGTGGTTTTACATCAGGCTCAGTGTCAACACGAACGATTTGTTGATTGCTCTTAGCATCAATGTATCGTGTCTTCTTCAATGACTCAGTATTCGTGACAAAATTAACCGTAATGCCAAGAGACTCTAAGTTCTGCTTAACATTACCTGCCATGCCAGGTGCAGTATCGATACCACTCTGTACGAGGACAGGGACAGGTGCCTCTGGACTTAGACGATTACAGTCACCATAAATCCATTCATCGGTACAACTATCCCCGATCAATAATACTTTGTATTGTCTTGCTAGTTGCATAATTTTCTAAGCGATCAAAGAATTTCAACTCAGCGGCATACATGGAACCGATAACACTTTTATCTTTCCAATCCGATCCGACTATCATTATATCAGGCTCGTATTTTTTTACCAAATTCTCTAGCTCTTCATCACTAGAGAAGGAAAAAACTTTGTCCACGAACTTAAGTGCCCGTAGCATTTCCATTCTATCTAGGCAGCAATTAACTGGTCTAGATTCACCTTTCATCTCCTTTACTCTGGCATCGGTGTCTACAGCAACCGCTACCTCATCACCTTGGGACCTTGCATAATTTAAAAGTGCAAGGTGCCCACGATGGAGGACATCAAATGTCCCATTGACAAATACTTTAGTCATTCTTAAGAGAAATCATTTTGCCATACTCAGGAAGATAAAGATATTGAATATCAGAATGGAACAGGGTACGAACAGCATCATCTAAAGTTTCTACCAATGGTTCTCCACCAAGGTTGAATGATGTATTGAAGAGGATAGGACAACCAGTCTTCTCCTTAAACTTACTAATCAAGCTATGGTAATTTTTATTTTGATCTTCAGTGACAGTCTGAATACGACAGGTGCCATCTACATGAATGATAGAAGGAATCTTTTCTGCGATTCCTGGTTGGCAATTTACTGCATACATCATGTGAGGAGTCTCTTCCATACCACGAAGGTCAAACCATTCATGCACATCTTCTTTAAGGATAGATCCAGCAAACGGACGGAAGAACTCACGACGCTTAATCGCATTGACATGATCCTTACCATCAGGATCACGAGGATCATATAGGATAGAGCGATTACCAAGAGCACGAGGACCAGACTCAGACTGACCTTGGAACATAGCAACAATATTTTTTTCAGCAATCAAATCAATGATACCATCATCAGTTGCTTCACTAACTTCTGCACCATACTTATCAGCAGTCTCGATAATTTCATTCAAAGAATAAGTATACTTTGGTCCTAGGTACAGACTGTCAGCATAATCCCTTACCGTAGTGTCTTTGGTGATTCTATGATGGCAAAGCAGAGCTGCACCCATAGCAGTACCAGCATCATTACTGATAGGTTCAACATAAATGTTGATGCCCTCATCCTCAAGTTCTTTCAGATAATAGTAATTAGCTACACAGTTAAGACCATATCCACCTGAGATAACAATATTATTTTGACCAGTAACCTTACTAGCAAGTCTAATGAGATTCAGAACTTGTGCTTGAGTTTCTTCCTGAACTTTGTAGGAAACATCCTTTCTATTCTTCAACCTAACCCAATCATTTCTATCAATATCAGGCGGAGTTACAGTAAAGTGTGAAGTATGTTCATTAAGATAAGCGCCATTAGGATATGTTGGAGTTACAAAGTTTAGATTTACTGGGCGATAATCAGG